CCCTGCTGCTGGCTCTCGTCCAGATATAGCGTCATTACTCGCATCTATTGCAGGGTAAGGGAGGTGTGAAATGAAAAAAGGTGGTCGTGCAAAGGCTCCAATGGCTAAGCCAACTGAAGGCAAGAAGGATATGAAGAAGCCAGGTGGCAAGGTTGAATTTGGATATGCTGGCAAAGCTCGTAAAGGCAAGAAGGCTTAGTGTTACTCGTTGAGAGGATAGAGCGTGGAAGATAACAAAGATTATGTACCACGCTCTGTCACTCTCGCAGATTTCTTAGTAGTTGTATCAGGTTTCTTTGTAAATATAGTGCGAGCCGTAGAGATGCTTGCATCAGAACTTTTAGATTTAGCAGTGTATCACGCAAATAGAACAACAAAGGTTTCCAGAGTATGGGAACAGTTCACATCAGATTTAGAGAAGATGGAGGATCCAAATGGCTAGAGGACCACTCGCAGGCCCAGCAGGTCCAGGCAAATTCTCTACAAGAACAGACGGTTTATCTTTTGAATCAACAGAGTATGGCTCAGGTGTAGAGAACGCCGCTAATAAAGCAGGCGCTCCACTAGCAACAACTCCAGATGTACGTCCAACATCTCGTAGCGAAATGGGTATGGCTCCAAGTCAAATGGAACCAGTAACTCCGCTATATGCTCCATCACAACGTCCAGATGAACCAATCACTTCAGGTATTGCAATGGGTGAAGGTCCAGGACCAGAAGTTCTAGGAATGCGTCCAGCACCAGTTGAAAAGTATTCAGATACTCTGGCTAAGTTATTGCCTTACGATGAATCTGGCGAAATCGCAATTCTGTATCAGGACTTTATTGCGCGAGGATTGTAGTGGAGAAGAATCTAAAACTTGCATCCGCACAAGCCAATTTATCGCCTGCTGATAAAGAAAAAGTAGGTGCTATCTCTAAACTTGTTGGTACTCATAAGAGCTTACTTGATATGCCTGCTAATGAAGCGCGTATTAAATTTCAATCTTTACCAACAGATCAGCAAGAAACACTTAAAGATACTTTTGGTACCAACCCTGAACCTAATAAAAGAGGTTGGTTAGGTACCGCTTGGCACTATAGTGGTGGTCAAGTAGTAAATGCTTTAACTGAAGTGTCAGATTTTATGACACGCTTGTATAGAACTGGCGCTTTAGCTGCAGAATCAGGTTACTTTAAGCCTGACTTCACTAAGACACCTGTAGATAAAGTAAAGATTCTTACACAGGCTTGGGATAAGTCAGATGATAATGGTGAACTTCTTTACAATGAGCCACGTATTTCTAAGGCAACTGCTAAATACGGACCTACCCGCGTCAAATTAGCACAGCAAGTTACAGAAGGTCGTGACTTAGCAGAGATAATTGCTAACGGAACACCTGAAGAAAAAGAAATTGCAGCTCTTGCTGCACAAAATAGAGACCCATTATGGCAAGATGCTTACGATGCGGTCTTTGCTGCTAAGTATTCACCAGGTAGACAGATAGCAAATACGTTTCTACCAGAAGGCTTAGAGGGTTCAGGATTTCTCTACAAAGGAATCTCTGGAATAGCAGATGCGTCTTATCGTATCTTTGCAGATCCTACTATTTTCCTAGGCAAAGCCAAGAAAGCCTATGATGCAGCTCGTTATTCAATTATTAAAATTGCTGGTTCTCCTCAAAAAGTAGACGAAGTATTCACTAAGCCTGAAGTAGTAAACTTCTTTAATGTTTATGGTAGCCAATTAGACAATTTAGAAAAGGCTCGTAAGGCTAAAAATATTGTAGAGGCTGAAAAGGCTTCAACAATGCTAAAGCGTATAGCGCCAGAGTTTGGTCCTGCCGCTGTTGATGAGTTCTTAAAAGCTGGTGTTAAGGATTCTGCTACCGCTAAGAACTATTTCCAAAATAGCGTAGATATGCTTGGCATACTAAAAGGTCAGGCAGCCCGTGAAACTCCTTTAATTCCGCGTCTAACTACAGGACGCAAGGCTCGCATTGCAGCACTTACTGCTGGTAACAAGGTTCTTAATATTGATAATGTAGGACAGAAACTTGTATCTGCATTGTATGGAGTTGGACCACAGTATGAAGATATTCTTACTGGTATTACTGGTCGCTCTGAGGAAATTGCTGCGCTAGAAAAGCAAGTCGGTAGAATCAAAGGGCCAGACGGAGTAGTTCGTTTTACAGCTAATCAGATTCAAGGCCGTATTGATAGATTCGCCCGTAAGTTTACAAAGGTTCCTAACCCAACCTCTACGGTATTTGATGTATCAGGACCAAATGCTGTTGAGCAAATTTATCGCACAGCGCGTTTAACAAACTCTCGTTATCATAGCAAGATTATTGCTGAAGCATTTGCTGCAGGTGACGAAGGTCAGCGCATTCAGATTACTAAGGGACTTTGGAATACCATATTCTCAACTCGTGGTGTTCGCAAAGGTGACCCAGGTAAAACCTTTATGGAACAGTTTGCAGGTCGCGGTTTAGATAAAAGATACGCTGCAGATATTGTTGTAGATGGTAACCGCGTTGGAAACCCTGCTGAATTTGCAGGTGAGCAGATGGCTTTGTTCCCATATCAGCTATCATCATCAATGGTTATCCCATCAATAGTAGATCTTGATAGACTCACAGCGCGTCAAGGTTTAGTTTCTAAACTTGTAGGCTTATCACATAACAAGTGGGTAGACCAGATTACATCTGGCTGGTCATTCTTAACCCTTGCAGGCCCACGCTTTGCTATCCGTAACACTATTGAAGATGATATGTTCTTCCTTGCACGTGGTCGCAATCCTTGGGATATGGTCAGAGGCCGCCTATGGTCTACTCGCGTTCGTATTGGTAAAGGTGTAGCAGGAGAAGATACACCTCTACAAAAGTTAAAAGACACAGTATTTCTTAACAGTGACCAAGGTGAACTTGGCGCTATAAATAAGTTCCTTAGATCTGATGAACTAGAAGAGTTTGCAGGTAAGATGGCTGCGGCTACCGATGAGAATGAAGTTCGTTCTGTTATGGCAGAAGCAGTTCTTCGCCGTAAATTAGCCTATAAACTTGATAAAGAATCTGCTGATATAATTGCTAATGTCGCTAAGTATGGTGACCTAGATTCATTACTTGCTGATGTTTCTGAAGGTGCTAAGAATGCTGTTCGCGGTAATAGTCGCTACAGCAATATAGCAGATGATGTATCTCGCTTTGGTAAATTAGAAGCAATCACTATTGATGGTAAAGCCTATAAGCGTTCCGTTGGAGATAAGGCTTTCACTCACTTTATTAAAAAGGCGTAGATGAGCGAATCCACGCTCAACGTGCATACATTGCAGTCCGCAACCTATTCTCTGATAAAAAAGGTAATATCAATCGGGACCTTCTTGATAAAGTAAAAAAGACCGATAAAGATGGATACGTTAAAGTATCAGCAAAAGAACTAAAACTTGTAGACCTACCAGATGATCCTAAGTTAGCACCAGAGTTTATCTCTGGACCAACCTTGGTTCCTGTTGCAGATTCCGATAACTTTGTTGCAGCTCTTTATGATAAAGGCTGGGATGCAATGGGCGAGGCTAACGCTCGTTGGTCACGTGAACCAATAGTAATCAATGAACTAATTCGCTTCCGTAAAGAGTTAGATAGTTCAGGATTTAGCGATAAAGTTATCAAGCAGTTCACTGCCGATAAAACAGATGAAGCCTATGAGAAGGCTTTTAAGTCTGCTCAACGCCATATCAATGCAATAGCTGAAGACTTGGCTAAGGATAGCGCACTTGCTTTCCTAGATAATCCAGCAGTTCGTACTCAACTTGCTATGACTGGTCGTAACTTTGCCCGTTTCTATCGCGCTACTGAAGACTTCTATCGCCGCTTTTATCGCACAGTACGCTATAACCCAGAGGCAGTTACTCGCGCATCATTAACTTATGATGGTATTGCACACTCTGGCTTAGTACAAACCGATGATACTGGAGAGCCATACTTCTTCTATCCTGGCACAACTGCTATGTATCAAAGCGTAGATAAAGTTATGCAGGCTTTTGGACAAGAAGAAGCAGTCAAGGCTCCAATGCCTATAGAGTTTTCTGCTAAGTTAAAGATGATTACACCATCATCTAACCCAGATTCATTGTTCCCAACCTTTGCAGGACCTATATCAGCCCTTGCAATCAAGGGTATAAGTAATCTAGTTCCTGGTTTAGAGAAACTAGATCGTATTGCATTAGGTGTATACGCAGAAGACCAGCCTATGGTAAACGCAGTTTTCCCTGCACATATCAACAGATTCCTTTCGTTGATGAACCGCGATGAGCGTAATTCTCAATTTGCATCAGCCTTCCGTAAAGCAGCTTCATACCTTGAGGCTACTGGTCACGGATTAAAGCCAAAGATTGACCCAGCAACTGGTCAAGAGATTCCTGTCACACCAGGAGAACTTGAGAAGTATCAAGATAAATTAAAGGCTTCTACATTCACATCGTTGGTTCTGCGCTTTGTGCTTGGATTTTATGTACCTGCGCCACCTCAAACTACTCTAAAGAGCGAGGTTGCTGACTGGGTACGTCAGAATGGTCAAACAAACTTTAAGCAAACTTGGAATAACCTTGTTGAAAAAACAGGCGATTATGACAAGGCTATGCTTGAGTGGGTTAGATTGTTCCCAGACCAAATGCCATATACAGTATCTGAATCTGAGAGCAATGTAGTAGCAATTCTTAGTGCTAATAACAAAGCCAACGCTTGGATTGATAAGAATAAAAAACTTCTTGAAACATATCCAGAGGCTGCATCCTTCTTTATTCCAAAAGAGGGTGAGTTTGATTTTGATGCCTACAAGCTGCTGATAAATATGGGCTTAAAGCGTTCAAAGACTATGGAAGACTATCTACGTGAAGTCAATACAGCCTTTGATGAGAACTTCTATTATGACCAACAAGACCAGTATGAAGCAGAACTTGCCAATACTTACAATGACTACGCAAAGCGTCAGTTAAAAGAACAATGGTCACGCTGGTCAGAGTCTTTCAAAAAGGCTCGCCCTAATTTACAAGAAGAGTTAGGTAAAGGTGCAGAGCGTGCAATACAACGCTCACAAGCACTTTCTGATTTAGAAAGAATGCTTGCTGATCCTACTGTAAAACTTGATTCAGCGGTCCGTAAACCTATTGAAGGTATGGTTACTGTCTATAATCAATATATCAATGCCCGTGATTCTGTATACGGCAATGGTACTTCATCAGAAAACTACAAAGACTTACTAAAGCAACAGGCTAAAGCAGAACTAGAGCGTCTATCTAAGACAAATCGTAATGCACAAGATGCTTACTTTGCTCTATTCTCAAGACTTATCAGAGACTAACAGGAGATATACGTGGCAGGTGAAGAAAACCAAGGTGCGTTCTTTAATAACTGGAAAAATTCAGCTCTTCCAGCTAGTGGCTCCACTATCTCCAATGTTCAAGGTGGATATGCTGGATTCAAAGGTGGGCAATCAACTGTATCTGGAGACCCTTTTGCTATAGATTTACTTAATTCCTCACCTGCTCAAATTAAAGCAATAGCAGATTTATTAGTTGCTGCTGGATATCTTAGAAAAACTACAAATAAATATAACAAGACAATAGCAGATGCTTATAGTAAGGCTAATAGCGAGGCTGCGTTTGAGGCATCAAGAAGTGGTCGTCCTACTCTAAGTACGCGTGAATTTTTAATTGAGAACGCTGCACCTCGTGATGCAGGCGGAGCTGCTAGAGGTCCATCTACTCAAAGAACTACCCGTATAGATGATGACTCTACTGCCGATGCCCGCGTAGCTAAAGTACTTGAAGGACTTGGCCTAGAGGCAACTCCTGAAAGACTTAAAGAGTGGCGCAAGAAACTTCAGGCAGAGCAAAAGAAAAACCCTATTACTACCAAGTACTCCGTTAAAGATGGAGTAAATGTTTCTAGTACTACTGGTGGACTTGATGACGATTTCTGGCTAGAGCAAAATATTGCGAAGGCTTTCAAGTCTGAGATAGATGCTAATGCTCTTAAAGATCCAGAAATTGAAAAGCGAACAAAACTTAAAGGCATCTACAATCAAGTAACTAAAGGTTTAACTGGCGATGCTTTAGCATCTGCTGGTGCAAAGACTGAGTATGGTCGGGGCCTTGCTGAAACAATCAACAGGGTTAAAGAGTATGCTACCGAATCAGGGGCAACTCTTACAGATGATGAAGCTAGGTCTTTTGCTGAGCAAATCTATGACAGTGGACAAGAAGCAGATGGCGCTACTATTCGTTCATTATTACGCGGTAAAATTGTTTTAGGTAAAGACGGAGTTGTAGGCGGTAGGGCTGGTCAGAATTTAGCAGACCTAGTTAAGACTGCTAAGGCTAATGGCCTTGACTTGAATAAAGCCTTTGGTGGTCAAGTCCAAAACTGGCTACAAAGTATTGAGCAAGGTGAATCTGTAGATACTTACAAGCAGATTATCCGTAGCGTTGCTAAGTTAGGTCTGCCAGATAAAGTCGGTGGATTGCTAGACCAAGGTGTAGATCTTGATACTATCTATAGCCCTTATCGCCGTCAGATGGCAAGCCTACTTGAAGTAGATGAGGATGCTATTAGTTTAGATGACCCACTACTTCGCTCTGCTATTGGACCAGATAAAGAACAAACTTTGTATGACTACAAGAAGATGATTCGCAAAGACCCACGTTGGCAATACACAGATAATGCTAAAGAAGAAGTATCAGATATCGCATTGCAAGTCCTTCGTGACTTCGGATTTCAGGGGTAATAATGGTTGACGAAAGAGATAGATTACGTAGACAGTTAGGTTTATCCTCAACTCCAACCCCTATTACTGCTGCATCGCGTCTTGCTGCTGAAGAAAGTGGTGCTATTGGCGCTGCATCTATTGCAGGTCGTATGCAACCACCTGCTGCTCCAACATCTGATGCGGATGAACGTACTAGAATTCAAGTTACTGGCCCAGTTACAACACTAAAACCTACTGGCGCTCAAAGAGCTGCAGGAACTAAGGCTCAAAGAGAACAAAGATTTGCTGAAGAACTTGCTGCTCGTGAAGCATCAAAGCCAACTGAAGACCCAGGTGAAGGAAATATCTGGTCTTATAGCGTTGCTGAAGGTCGCTGGAAAAGAGTCAAAGTAGGTGGTGGCTTTGGCGGCACAGCAGGTGCAGGTGCGGGAGCAGGAGCTGGAGCTGGTGCAGGTGCAGGAGATGGCGCAGGAGCAGGCTCTGGTGCAGGTGCAGGTGCAGGCGATGGAACTACTTATACCGCGCCAGACGGTAAAATATTTACAGACCTAAATTCTTACAACGCTTATCTTGCTCAATTAAAAGCAGAAGAAAAGCGTAGAACTGGACAGTCTGCTTATGATTTATTATTTGAACAATTTAATGAATTTGGTTTAGGTGGTTTAGTAGAATCATTAAAAGGTTTTATTACTGAGGGACTATCAAAGGCAGAGTTTACTTTACGCCTAAGAGATACTGATGCCTATAAGAAACGCTTTGCTGCTAATGCACAACGTATCAATAAAGGATTACGTGCTTTATCTGAAGCTGAGTATATTAACCTTGAAGACCAATACCAAGATGTAATGCGCCGTTATGGTCTACCTGAATCTTATTATGCTCGCGGAGATATGGGCCGTCAAGAAGGATTTGAGAAGTTTATTGGTGGAGATGTATCACCTGTTGAACTAGAGGACCGTATTCAAACAGGACAGCGCAGAGTTCTTAATGCTGCACCACAGGTCAGAGATGCTTTAACTCAATACTATGGCGATGAGATTTCCAATGGAGATATCTTGGCTTATGTTCTAGATCCCGCTAAGGCTATTGAGAATATCAAGCGTAAGGTAACTGCTGCTGAAATCGGTGGCGGTGCTGCTATAGCAGGACTAGGAACTACTAGAGCTAGAGCAGAAGAACTTGGAGCCTTTGGTGTTACTGGAGAAAGAGCAAGAGAAGGATTCCAGACAATCGCTGAGTTCTTACCAACTGCTACAAAGCTCGGAGACATTTACGCAAAACAAGGTCTTGGTCCATATACTCAAGCCGTAGCCGAATCTGAAGTATTCGGTGTAACAGGTGCAGCAGATGCTTCACAAAAGCGCCGTAAGTTAGCACAACTAGAGAGCGCACAGTTCTCTGGTACATCAGGTGCTGCACAAGGCGCACTAGCCCGCGAACGCGCAGGGCAATACTAAGCCTGCTAACGGGACGACTGGTCCGTTAGAGAGATATCAAAACCAGGAGTAGAAGCCATACAGAAATCCCCCAAGTCTGTATGAGGTCTACGTAAACTAAAACGAATGGGAGAAGGACCTATGTCCAACTACGACTACGAAGATGACGACTTTGATACACCATCTAATGATGGTAATGATCTCGTCAAACAGTTGCGAAAAGCAAATAAACAAAAAGAGAAAGAACTAGCTGAATTAAAATCTCAGTTTGAATCTATCTCTAAAGCCAACCGTGAACGAGCAATCAAAGATGCCCTTGCTAGTCGCGGGGTAAACAGCAAAATTGCTGCATTTATCCCACAGGATATAGACCCAACTGAAGAGTCTGTATCTAAATGGCTGGAAGATTATGCCGATGTATTCGGCTATGAAACCCAGTCAGCCCAGGCAACACCTAATGTAGATCCAAAGCAGGCTGCTGCTTATCAACGTATGACTAATGCTGTAGAACAGGGAGCTACTCCTGAGTTCCAAGCAGATATTCATAGAAGATTGATGAATGCAAACAGCCGTGAAGAATTGGATGCTGTCATTAAAGAGTCTGGACTCTAACCGAACCTATCCGAAAGGCAAATTAAGTGGCAATTCCTACAGGTACGCTTACCTCGGCCTCAACAATCAGCAACTTAGTCCAGACAGCGTATGACCAATACGTCCGTATGGCACTTCGCTCCATCCCAGTGATGCGTGCACTTGCAGATGTAAAGCCAGTACAGCAGGCAATGCCAGGTTCATCAGTTGTATTCTCCATTTACTCAGATCTCGCAACAGCGACTGGTACATTGACAGAAACTTCTGATGTTTCCTCCATTGCTCTTGGTAACCCATCACAGGTTACTGTAACACTAAACGAGTACGGCTCAGCCGTAACAACCACCAAGAAGTTGAACCTAACTTCATTCAACGATGTTGATGCAGCTCTTGCTGACATCATCGCTTACAACGCTGCTGATTCTATTGACACCGTTGTATCATCTGTTCTAACTGGTGGATCCAATGCTCTATACGGCGGAACCGCAACTGGTACTGCATCCGTTACAGCATCTGGAACAATGACAACTGCTCTTATCCGTAAGGCTGTTGTTCAACTACGTAGCAACAAGGCTATTCCTCGCATTGGCGAGCTCTATGCTGCATACGTTCACCCACGTCAGTCTGCTGACCTCCGTGCCGAATCAGGCACTGGTGGATTCCAGGAACTAACCAAGTACGTTGAGCGTACTCCGTTCGTTGCTGGTGCAGTCGGAGCGCTAGAAGGTGCTTACATTGTTGAGACACCTCGCGTTCCATCTGAGACTAACGCATCATCTGTCGTTGTTTACAAGGCAGTTGTTGCTGGTCGTGAAGCGCTTGCTGAAGCACTTGTACAAGATACATCAGTTGAACTAAATAATTGATTGACTATCGGGCAGGGCCTAGAAATCCTGCCTGGTGGTGAGTCCGTTAGAAAGGTTATGATGCCATACACATTGACAACACCTTGGCGTTGGGAAACTTATGGTGCTGACTACACTCAGTTCACGCCATACGCTCGCCTTGCTGCTAGGCCAATAACTGGTGGATCAATAACAGGAACTATCAATCCATTCCTTACTGATATTCCTCGCGCCTTTACATTTATAGTTAATGGAACGACAGTGACCACAGAACAGACACCAAGCCAAGACACACTAGCTGCTGCTGATTCATACTATCTTGGCGGAACTACCAATACAATCAGTGATTCCGAAGCCCAAATCTTTATTGATGCAGGCTATTCCTCCTACCTTACACAAATATAATGCCTAGATACGATTACATCTGCACCACCTGTCAGGTGCAAGAAGAGATAAGCAAGTCTTACTCTGAATATGAGAGAAAAGAAATTTGCTCAAGTTGCAGTAAAGAAATGACTAGAGCAATCAATATGCCAAACTTTGCAGGGTGCTTCCCTACCAGGCAACATTGGGATAAAGACAAAGAACTCAAATGGGATAAAGAAGTAAATTCCTACTATGACGCTACCCGTCAAGGAATTGAACCACGCAGTACCAGACAACCAGATATAGATGCCGCAGTAAAACTTTCCAATGAGGCTGGCAAAGCCTTTGACGGAATCAAACTTGCATATAAGGAGTAATAAATGCCAGCCAACGATCCAAAGCAATACGAAGAGTCCGAAGACTTTATGCCTTACCCATCAGATACTAACGATAAGCCATTTATGACTTATGAGAAGTTACAGTCTGGCGCTCCAGGAAAGTCTGCTAAGTAGTGTCCTCTGGACAATATAAGGCACACCGAGGTTTCAACTCCGTTCAGATTAGAAATGGGTATATCGTTAGACTCAATAGGAACGGAACAGTCCGAGCAATCTTAGGAAAGTACGGAGAGTATGGAAAGAAAAACAAAGCGTGATTCGCGTCTTACAAGAGCTGGCGTTGCGGGCTTCAACAAACCCAAGCGTACGCCTAGCCACCCAACTAAGAGCCACGTTGTCGTTGCCAAAGAAGGATCTCAAGTCAAAACAATCCGATTCGGACAACAAGGCGTAAGCGGCGATAAGAAGCCTACTGCTAGACAGAAATCGTTCAAAGCAAGACATTCAAAGAATATTGCTAAAGGCAAGATGAGCGCCGCATACTGGGCAGATAAGGTGAAGTGGTGAAGAAGAAACCATTCTGGGAAACAAAAAACCCAAAGAAGACATCAAAGAAATTAACACCTGCACAGAAAACTGCTGCAAAGAAAAGAGCAAAGGCTGCAGGTCGTCCATATCCTAATCTGATAGATAACGCAGCAGTAGCAAGAAAAAAGAAGTAAGGAGTAAACAGTGGCACTAGGAGTTTACGGCACAACGCTCAATGATGAATTGAATCGCCTAGCAAACGGCGGAACCTATCGCACTATGGGTAATATGGTTGATAAGGCTCTAGCCGCAAAGCAATGGGCTGCCCAACGCTCTGTTACTCCTACGACCACAGACACAGTAGGGGTGTTAAATGAAATCGCTGGCAACACTGACAAGAGTAAGTGGCTTGATTTTAACGGTGTATGTAATCAGCTCGCTTCTACTTCTGGGTTGGCTGCAGCGCAGGCTCTCAGAGGAATTTCTACCTGATGAGTGCGAAATATAATCTGGTCTGTGACCAGAACACTACATTTAATTTTCAGTTCGTTATCCAAAATGACGGAGTTGCTTGGAACCTAACTAACTACACAGGGACTATGACAGTGCGCCCATTCGTTGGTGCATCAACTACAACTGTAGTTGCCTCTACTGCTAATGGTCGTATGGTTTTTGACGCACTTAATGGCAGGATTACTGTCACCCTTAGTTCAGCTATTACTGGCGCTATTACTGCTAGTAGATACGCCTATGATTTAATTTTGAATTCTGGCTCAGTACAAACAAGGATACTTGAAGGCAAGTTCATAGTGACTGGAGCAGTAACTACATCGTGACGACTTATATCATCATTGAATCCATCACTCCACAAGTATCAGTAGAATTATCAGCAGATCAAGGACCGCAAGGAACTCCTGGTGTTACAGGCCCAACTGGTCCGACAGGACCTGCTGGAGCTACAGGAAGCACAGGTGCAACAGGTGCTACTGGTCCTACAGGTCCCAGTCGGAGCTACAGGGCCGATTGGCGTTACTGGTGCTACAGGACCTATTGGAGATACTGGTGTAACAGGCCCTACAGGGCCTACAGGACCCGTAGGAGCCACTGGACCACAGGGAGTGACTGGAGATGTTGGACCAACAGGTGCTATTGGCGTTACGGGCGCTACAGGGCCTCAAGGTATACAAGGTGATGTCGGTGCTACAGGTCCTACGGGTCCAGCGGGAGCAACTGGCCCAGCAGGAGCAACAGGTCCTACAGGAGCAACAGGACCAACTGGAGTTACTGGACCGCAGGGATACTCAGTCCTCAATGGAACAGTAGATCCCACCACTGAAGGCGTTAATGGCGACTTTTATATCAACACAGTTTCAAACAAAATTTTTGGACCAAAGGCTGCTGGAGTATGGCCTGCTGGTGTAAATATTGTTGGACCAACTGGTGCAACTGGACCTAATGGTGCAAAGGGGCTACTGGACCGATTGGAGCAACAGGTCCAGCAGGCGCTGTCGGAGCAACAGGTGCGACTGGACCAGCAGGAGCCACAGGACCGACAGGACCGACTGGTCCAATAGGAGTTACAGGGCCAACAGGTGTAACAGGGGCAACTGGACCTACTGGTGCAACTGGTCCAGGAGCAGACGCGATTCCTGTCGCTCTATTCTTAGGCGGTATGTGATAATCTCTCTATGAGATTTCACGTAGTATCACTACCACATACACAGACAACTAAAGATTTTGCAGGTTGTGCGTACACTGAAAAGGTACGCAGATTCTGCAATATGATGAAGGGCTTAGGCCACACAGTTTATCTCTATGCAGGCGAAGAGAATGAAGCTGACGTAGATGAACTAATACCTTGCATTACTGAGACACAGCGCAGAATTGCCGTAGGCAATAGACCTTATGTAGAAGCGCCGTTTGATTACAAACTATTACACTGGCAGAAGTTTAATAAGAAGGCTGCTGCTGAGATACAAAAGCGAGCAGAACCTAAAGATTTTGTTTGTGTTATTGCTGGTGGATCGCATCAACCAATAGCACTGGCTCTACCAGGAATGATGGTAGTTGAGTTTGGTGTCGGATACTCTGGTGTATTTTCTAACTACCGAGTATTTGAATCTTATGCTTGGATGCACGCAGTTTATGCACAGCATAGAGATGCAGCAGTTGCAGATGGTTCATTCTTTGATGCGGTGATTCCAGGTTATCTAGATCCTGATATGTTCCCAATGGGCAAAGGTGATGGAGGCTATTACCTGTATGTCGGAAGAATGATTCCGAGAAAAGGTATAGACATTGCAGCGCATATCTGCAAGACCATCGGAGCAAGACTTATCTTTGCAGGTCCTGGTAGCCACATACCAAGCTATGGTGAGTATCTAGGACCAGTAGGACCTGAGAAGCGTGCAGAGTTGATGGGTGGAGCAATAGCTACATTTGTTCCAACGCTTTACTTAGAACCTTTCGGTAATGTGAACATTGAGTCACAAGCCTGCGGAACTCCAGTAATCACTACAGACTGGGGTGCATTTACTGAAACTGTCGTAGAAGGTGTGACAGGATTTAGATGTCGCAATGTAGAAGAATTTATTCTTGCCACTCAAAATGTCAAGAACTTAGATAGACAGGCTATTAGAGATAGGGCTATATCGCTCTACTCGGTAGATGTCATAGCAAAGCAATATGAAAAGTATTTCCACAGACTAGAGACTCTGTGGGGAGATGGCTGGTATACGGAAGGAAACAATGCCAACACTGGGAGAAATGATTGATGAGGTCAGAGCCAATCTACAAGGCTATGCCCTTCGTCAAGATCGCATATCGTATGTAACCAATTCAGGTGGCATCAGCGCTACTAGCACCAATATCACTATTGGCTCTGCTAGTAACCTTGCTAAAGGTGTAATTGAAATAGATGATGAATTGCTTTGGATTGATACCTTTGATAA